TAGCCCAAACCGAACCCCGGTGGCAGCAGTCTAATTTCGGCTTGAGTAATACTGTGGTCTTTAACGCTATCAGTATTATCGTACCAATCTTCGTTAAGATCTACGTCAGCCCCTTGAGACACAGCCAAGGCTTTAATAGTTTTACTATATTCATTAGTGCATGCGCGATACAATAAAAACAATTCATGCAAAAGTAAAGAACTTTCTAACTGTTCAAGATTTTGCCAAGCTCCGGTTTGGACAAAAACTTCAGATTCATATTTTAATAAGGGTATGTCAGCCCATACCAGGGGCGCACCACCGCCCCCACCCCCGGTTACTGGTTTGGGTCTGTACCCATCGCCGCAGCCATCACTTCTCCGAATGTTCTAAGGTCAAGAACATCTTCAAGCAATTCCTTGTTGGCAGATAACGCAGGGTCGGCCTTACGCAAGGCAATGGCTGCTGCAGAGATCATTTTGTCAATATCCTCATCAGTCATGCCTCCTTCATCGTTAGTTTTCATCTCGTTTGCAATCTTCATAAATTCACGCAAATGCTTAATAGTAAGAGGCTTAACAATCCGTTTAACACCATCAGCAAAAGTAATTTCCGTTCCTTTAAAAAGATCTACATTTTTGTCACTCATTTATTTACCATCCTTGTTTGTAAAGGGAAAATCCCTTGAGCAAAGTATATCACACTCGCTCAAGGGATTCTCTTAATCTGGTACAAATTTTATATATGCTTGTCAGATATTACGTTTGGTCAATGATTTTGCCGTATTCGTACCCAATATCGTCTGTTACTGGGAGAATTCGGAAAGAAACTTCAAACAAAGTAGCCTCTTCACGCTTCATCGCAATCATTGAAGTAGCAAAAGATACTGCTCGTTTTGCATTAAACTTACGTGTCTTTGTTACCGAAGCCGTTGAGCCTGGTGCATTTCCAACAATTTGCAATGCGTATTCAAAAGGATACACTGATTGCGAACCAAACATGAAAGTTTTGGTGTTAGAACCATCTTGGTTTGTCTTAACATCTGCGCCACCGGTTGCATTATCGTAATTCCACACGGTTGCCAAGTTGTTCAATGTACCTTCAGCAAGGGTTGTCTTAACCATTACTTTTACTTTTGATTGAATTACTCTTGCGGCATCACCGTACTGGTCAATTTCAATGTCAACCATATCTGGCTCCCATGAAATTTCTACGCCGCCCGTTGTTGCTCCTACATCCGTAAGAGCATTAAAATCGGTAAGCGTCATTGTAGTATTAGATGCCCCAGTCTTAACTGTGGCTTCACCAACAAGAATATTTGAAACTGTTACTGCCATTTTATTCCTCCATAAATTTTACTCAAGGATAAATATTTTTCTACCCTTGCGGTCCCGCCAAGAAGATATCTTCTCGGCGTGATCTGGGTTTATCTCATTTGAACGGGTTCCGACACCAATGCCTTTCTGCCATTCAAAATCATAAACCTGAGAACCTAATTTAACGACAAACCCTGGGGTCTTGCCGATATATGTAATTACATTATACTTCATATATGTTTATTCTACCACAAATCAGGGAAGCCCTACAGATATTAGATAAAAATCCATATCCATCAAGTACCAGCCTTCTTTCTCTATGGGCTCTGACAGATTTGAAGAATATAAAAATGAATTTAAAATTCTGACACTAGTACTAGGAATTGTTCCTTGAACCTGATCTGATTGTCCAAGTAATGCAATAAATCTCTCAGAAATACTAAATAAACGAGATACATCTGAGTCATAAATTGAATATCTCACAGCATCTCTTCTCATCCAATATGATTTAATTGACGGAGTGCCTGGTTCGTAATAATAGACCACAAATGGGGCCGCTTCCGAGCCATACCCAATTACTGGAAAAAAATTCATGACTTTGCCGGCAATGCTTGTCAGGGTAGCGTCAGCCTGTAAAAATGTATTAACATCATAAACACTTATTGGCATAACTAACCCCTTGGGATGTCAGTCATTGGCGCTTTCAACCCACCCCTCTTACCAAAACCTTCTTTAGTTAAAGACTCTTGAATTAAGCCAATAACTACTTGGCTAGCCAAAGCTCTTACTTCGCTTCTCCTGCTTTTGATTCTAGCTTTTTTTACACGAGTATAAAATTCTCCATAGCCCATTAGTACACTTTCTCTACGAAGTTTCATTGCTCGTTTTTGTTTCGGATAAACATATCCTCCACCCTTTTTACCAGTTAATACTATTGAAGAACCAATTTGCAAGTTTCTTCCACTTTTGCCAGTTTGAGATCGTTTATTTGGACTAATGATTAATTTTGCCCCCACTGGTCCGTATGGCATCGCTTTTACATCCAAGTATCTGGCAGCCCTTGATATCTCTGGCAACCGAGCTTTTACTTTTTCAACAGCCGCCAAAATGGCTCTCATCTGCGCAGCCTGAAGTCGAAGCGGGAGAGTTTGTGTGTAGATGGCCGCATATTCCATCTGTGCGCTTGCGGCTCTGTTAATAGTGATTTTAAGCATTTTCTACTACCTTGCGACATGTTAAAAGCACATGTCTAATTTTGCCACTTAGCCCAGTTTGTTTGTGAATATTAATTATTTCTACCGGTCCAGCCTCAATGACATTTCCATATCTATCAACAACATTGCTTATTCGATTATTGTAAGAAGCATAACTAGCATTTTTGTATGATATATAAAATTTTATTTCATCAATGTTTTCTGTATACGGCTCTAGTCTTCTTTCAGAAGAAATTGCTTGGTACAGCGCTTTTATGGTTGCAGCCAAAGAATATGTAGTAGCCCTTTGTCCTGCCGCGTTAACAGTTGTTGTTTTAGTATAAACATCAATTTTATGCGGTAATGTTAAAAAAGTTCCGTGAGACATTTAAACCACATAATCCATCACAAATAATGTGTAATCCATTAACAAAACATCTGCGTCAATATTCCCAGTAGATTCATAAAATGACGCATCGCCCTTTGTTTCGTATGCAATAGTGTCCATGTCAACGCGATAAATGCCGTGTCTTCGGAATTCTGAGTCGTCATTCATAATGTCTTCTAAAAGCAAATCGGCCGCTTGTTCAATATTGTTTGGCACAAATCGCCAACCAAAATCACCTTCAATTTTATAATCATTCCCAATATCAAACTTTGCTGCTGCAATAAGTGTTTGAATTTTTTCTATATATGATCTTTTATATTGAAGATAATATGTGCTATTAAAATTATGAGGTTCTTTGGTTTTTTCAATATTATCTAGTGTTGCATCTGCATAATTGTGGACTACAACCTGATCGGAGTCGCCCGAATTGGCTGTGACTACCCTTAATGTAGTAATCGGTACAGGTAAATGAATTACCTTTTTACCAGTTCCTTGAATTTCTATATATTTATTTGGATAGTAATCAAAAGATTGACCACAAAAGGTGTTTATAATATTTCTAACTTTTTTTTCTAATTTATCAAATTTATCAAACCAATCGTCTACTAATTCTGGGTGGTCTTGAAAAAACGTTGTGCTGTCAATATACGGTGTGTAAACATTAATATATTGAGACTGAGTGTATGATGTGCTACTTATTGTATAGGTAAAATCAATTCTATGTTTTCCGGCAGAGTTTAAAATATAAATACCAGACGCTTGTTGACCATATGTAATTGTATATACACCTGCGCTTGTTCTTGTGGCATTTGTTGGGCCGCTTACTAACGAACCAAATTCATGATATAAACTTGTTGATACAATATTGGATGCAGGATCGCTTGGTAGAGTAAGGGTTAATGTTTTACTTGTATTGATTTTTACATCATCCATAATAATCAATTATAACAGAAAATGCGTTTTAGACCTTAAAAGATCTGCATCGCCACCGAGACTTTTAAATCGTTTAATGCAGAACTATTAAGTATTGCATCAGTAATATTAAATGCAATAATTGCACTACTTGAATCTTTAAAAAACAAAATGCCATCACGATAGTTTATAGCCAATTCGCCATGCTCCAAAGAAGGCGGTGTCGAATTTATCGTGCCGGAGTTTTTAATTTTGACTATATTAGCCATTTCTTCTCCTAACTAAAAAGAACCACCATCAATAGTCACATTATCAAGCGCTGTCCCGCTCAATATTGTTGTGCCATTAATTTTAAATACCTTGCCAGACAAAAGATTAAGATGCTCTGATGATGTCCAT